AAATATGGTACTGCACAACCAGGTAACCCTGGATTTTCTGGAAAATCACTTTTTGGTGGTACTGGAAATGACCTAGGTTCAACTGATTCTGCTGTAAATGGTCTTTATGGTGAAGGTAGATTTGCATATACTGCAAATGACGTATCTGATTCAGTAGGTAATAGTGATTTAACTATCGCTTCTGCTTCTTGGGCAGATGTAAATTATGATGCATCATTATCAGCTTCAGTTGCTGATGGTTCATTAGCTAGTATTAAATTTAACGCATCTGAATTAGTAAGACCTGATTTAGATGGTGTAAGAAGTTTTTACATCTCATCTTCAGATTTCGCATCTGCAGATTCTTACTACCCAGCACACTCTAGTGTTTCTGGTAATGTAGGTTCAGAAGTAATTACTACATTCGCAAAAATCTCATCTTTAGGTGGTGATTTAGCAGTTAAACATTCACAACAACCAATCGCTGCAAACAGAGGAGACTTCGAAGATGCTTCTCCACAAGAACCTGCAAGTGATATAGGTATTCCTGAAGTTGATTTAGAATTAAAGTCTGAAGCAATTGTTGCTAAGACTAGAAAACTAAAGGCTGTATGGACTCCTGAATTAGCTCAAGATTTAAATGCATACCACAGTATTGATGCTGAAGCTGAATTAACTTCAATGTTATCTGAGTACATCTCATTAGAGATTGACCTAGAAATCCTTGATATGTTAAAATCAAATGCTTTAACAACTGAATACTGGTCAGTATCTTTAGGTGAAGAGTATGATGCAAACACAAGTGGATGGGTTGCTGGAAGTAATTCTGCAGCTTATACTAAAAACTCTTGGTTCCAGACTTTAGGAGCTAAGTTGAATAAAGTATCTAACAAGATACACCAATTAACTTTAAGAGGTGGAGCTAACTTCGTTGTTGCTTCTCCTGACGTATGTACAATTTTAGAATCTATTCCAGGATTTGCAGTTTCAGCTGATAAAGATGCTTCATCTTTCGCTGCAGGTGTAACTACTGTTGGTTCTTTATCAAACAGATATACAGTTTACAAAAACCCTTATATGACTTCTAACGAAATCTTATTAGGATTTAAAGGAAGTAATTTCCTTGAAACTGGAGCTGTTTATGCACCATATGTACCGTTAATTATGACTCCTCTTGTATATGACCCAACTAACTTTACACCAAGAAGAGGTGTAATGACTAGATACGCTAAGAAAATGGTAAGACCAGAATTCTATGGTAAAATCTATGTTAAAGATTTAAACAACCTATAATCGGTTAATTAAATTTTAGTAGTAAGTCATTACAATAGTGATGATAGAATTAAGAGGGAACAGAAATGTTCCCTCTTTTTTTGTTTATACACTTCCTTTTCAAATATTTTATATTTATAATAGTATAATTGTATAAGTTAAGGAGAAAATAATATGTCTCAAGCAAGAATTTGGACAGGTTCAGCTGATTTTTCATCAGGTTCCTCTACACCATTTGGTATCTATGATGATGATACATCATTTCAATTAGATGCACCAAGGGTAGCATCGTGGTGTGCAAAAAGGTTAGGATATCCTATTATTGATATAGAACTACAAGGAGAAAACTTCTTCGCAGTTTTTGAAGAATCAGTATCGGAATATTCTGCACAAGTAAATCAGTTTAATATAAGAAATAATCTCGGTTCGTTAGAAGGACAACCAACTGGTTCTGATTATACTGGACAATCAGTACAAGGTTCAGAACTAAATAACATAGTAACAATAGCAGAATCATATGGTAACTTTGCAAACGTTGGTGGTAGAACTGATATCAAAAAAGGTTCAATAGATGTAACTACTGCCTCTCAAGAATATGATTTACAGGCTCTTTATGGAGATGTATCTGAAAGTGGTGAGAGAATTGATGTAACTAAAGTATATTACGAAACAACTCCAGCAATTAACAGATTCTTTGACCCATATTCAGTTAGTGGACAAGGAACACTTAACTTAGTTGATGAATTTGGATTTGGTTCATTCTCACCAGCGGCACAATTTATAATGATGCCAATTTATGAGGATATGTTAAGGATTCAACAGATTGAATTCAATGACCAAATGAGAAAATCTGCACATTCATTCAATATAGTAAACAATAAAATAACAATTTTACCAAAACCAACCTCAAACTACAAACTTCACTTTGAATATCAAGTAGTAAAGGATGTTAGAGATGCAAGTAGTATTGTACTTCCAAATGTAGTATCAGATTACTCAAATATAGGATACAACTTTGCACAATACATTAAAATCAATGATGTTGGTAAACAATGGATTAGAAAATATACACTTGCTTTAGCAAAAGAGATGTTAGGTGCAGTTAGAGAAAAATATTCTACTGTTCCAATACCAGGTTCTGAGGTTTCTTTAGATGGGGCATCATTAAGAGCGGAAGCACAAAGTGAAAAAGATACTCTTATTGAACAACTAAGAGAAAATTTAAATGAAGTAAGTAAAAAAGTAAGAATGGAAAATGAAGCTGCAATGGTTGACCAACAACAAACAATCATTAACAAAGTTCCATTAGCAATTTATATAGGATAACGTTATGCCAAAGTTTTTTAACTCAAAAGATTTGGATTTCATAAAAACTATCTCAGAAGAGGTAGTTGATTATGTTGTAGAACAAGCAGTAACCTTGTTCAAGGTATCTGTGGGTGAAACTAAAACTAATTTATATGGTGAATCTCTTGGTAAAGTATGGAGAGCACCTTCTACTCTTATGGCAATTGTAGATAGAGAACCAATGAATGTAGTTTACGAAGGATTCGGTGCAGATAAACAACAAGCAGTTGAATTTAGGTTTAATATTCAGAGATTACGAGAAACATCACACTCAGTTCCTAAAATTAGAGATGTAAATGGTACATTAATACCAACAGAAGCAATTCAAAACACAACAGTTGGTTTTCCTGAGATTGGTGATGTAATATTGTTTGATGGTATCTATTATGAAATGGATAACATACGAGAAAATCAATTAATTGGAGGTCAGCCACAAATTTACGATAAAAATACAAATACTTTCGAAGATTCTAGTAATACATTGATTGGTGTTGGATTTATGGTAAGAAGAAGTCAAATTCAAATAGATGAAAGGATATATCACTAATGGCAATTGACCCATTAAAAAATATAAAACCAAATAGAGCTCTTCAATACAAAAAAGAAAGTATTGAAAAAGGTAAGGGTGTAAAATTATATGATGTTGATTTAGCAATCGCAGAACATATGATTGATACTGTATTGCCTACTGTTGAGATATTCCAAGAGAAACAAAAGATACCAGTTGTGTATGGAAATCCTGAAAGATGGAAATCTGTACAAAAAGATGGATTTTTACGAGATAAAAAGGGTGTATTACAAATTCCTTTGGTAATGTTTAAGAGAAACTCAATCGAAAGAAACGATACTCTATCAAATACAATGAATAGGCACGTTTCATATCCATCAATATCACGATATTCTAAAAAACATAAGTACGATAAGTTCTCTGCAATGACTGGAACACAAAAACCAGTTGAATTATTTGATATTATTATACCTGATTATGTTAGTATAACATATGAGGTAATAATTTGGACAGATTTTACTGAACATATGAATAAAATTGTTGAAGCCTTCCAATATGCAACAGATGAATATTGGGGAGATAAGGGTGGATTCAAATTTAGAACAAAAATAGATTCATTTGATAATACAACAGAAATAAGTGAAGGTTCTCAACGAATTGTTAGAACAAACTTTACTATGGTAGTAAATGCTTACCTTTTACCTGAACAATTTGATAATCAAAGTACACATAAGAAATCCATATCTCCTAAAAAAGTAGTTTGGGGTACTGAAACTGATTTAACAGGATTAAATCAAGGTGGTGTAACAAACTCAACAGTAGAAAAGAGATTATACAATGAATATTCAGATATAATTGATTTTATGTCAATTCGTGGTTCGCAACAAGCAACTTTTGTAGATGCTGATACATTTAAATTATCAAATGTAGAATTACCAAAATTACCACCAGAATTAAATGGTGTATTTGATACTAATGATTGGTTTAGGGTATATATAAATGGAGTATTCATACCACATCATAAATATTCATATACCGGTTCTTATGGTAATAGTGAAATAGAGTTTAATTTTTCAACAGGTTCACTTTCGGTTGGTGGTTCGTATCCAGATGATTTACAATCAACTCAAACTGATTTGGGTTATATTTTGGAAAATACAGATGAATTTGGTGTAACTGGTAAATTTATAGAGAAATAAAATGGCAATAAAGGATTTAGCAAAAATATTGGCACAAGTACATGAACCAGATGAGTATAAGTTGGTTGCACATGATTTGACACATCCAACATATTATATATGGAAACTTGATAATGTAAAGATGAAGGATTTAAAATTATTTTTACGTCCATTTCGTAAGGAACACGCTAGATTTGATATATTTATAAACGGTCAATATATTTTAGAAAAGGATTACATTACCGAACATAGTGGAAATACATTTTTTGTTAAATTTTTCAAAAGTAATTTCCCTTATAATGTAATTGCAAGTGATGATATAAAATTAGAAGGAGATTTAGATACGGTATGAGTAAAAGTAAACCAAATATAATAACTCCTTTTAACGATAGAGATAGATTTAAGGCTTTAGTACAAGAAGTGATAAATGATAC